GTTTTGAGAGGGGGTGTTTTCCTCTTTCCAACAGTAAGTCCCAGGTTAAGTATTATCTACCAATTCCTGGCTTCGGTATCTCTATCCGGTACTCAAGCATAAATATACTTGATCTAACTAAAAGAGTTAGATCCATCGCATCCTCTACCTATGAAACTTATACATATAAAGAATAACCCTTTGGGTAAACAGAATCATTATTTATCGATAGTTACATATAACTCTGATATTGATATAGAGTTAATACACATAGATAGGCATGGTGTCAATGGTACTCGCCGCGACTTAATCAAATTGTTCTTCATTAATAACGAAGTGTTTAAACAAGCTTCGTCGAAGATTCAAGCTGAGTACCGTCGCGTCAAGCGCCAAGATGGAGTGTTAACACACCTGGATAGGATACAAACTTATTACCAACTACTGATAACTGATCCAACCTTTAATCAAAAGTTAATTAATGAGATAGACTTAAATAAATTCTTTTCTTCACTAAGATCCATTATAATTAAAGATGGTTATCCTTATGCAATTAAATATATTAAATTTGCACGTCATTCAGTATTGTGTTTCCTGGCCAACTACCGCGAGGGTCGTATCTACCGGGTAACCGGAGATCCTCGTGTAGGCTTTAGGTCAGGGGGAATACCCAGAATTATTCCGGGTAGACTTGCTCAAGGATTAAGATGTAAGGAAACTTCGTCTGTTAAACTGTGTATGTCTCTATTATTTATATTTAGGCATATACCTGATCCTTATCCAGATATCAAACCTGATATGGCTCCTATTCTTGATGGTGGTAAAATTACCATCAGTCAAGATTTTAAAGATTTTATTAAAACTACAATTAAAGAACGTTCATGGAAAATTGGTGAAATACCAGAACCTGAACCAATTATGTGTAATAGAAACGGTCCTTATGGACATAATTTATTATTTGCTGATTATTCTTTAAATCAGACACCACAGCGTATGAAAGACCTTTGAAAGATCTTTGGTTTTGACTGCGATGCGATGATTAATTGGTTGAAGTTGTGAGGCCGATCTGGTCCAAACATGGCGTATGTTACTCATTTACCAGTGTCTCAAACTCCCCATCACAAAGATTTACGATGGAAAAGGCGTCTTGAGGCTATACCTGATAAAGAGGGTAAAACAAGAGTAATTGCATTATTTGATTACTACTCCCAATGTATATTAAAGGGTGTCCATGATGCATTAGGTAAAATACTTAAAACAATTCCTGAAGATTTTACTTACTCTCAGGACTCTTTCCGTCATGAAGCTATTAAATATTTCAGAGTGCCTAAGAACTTACGGCCTCGTTGTGCCTCTGTTGATTTAAAGAGCGCAACTGATAGATTACCTATGCAATTGCAACACTTTATTATTAATGAGTTATTTCAAGATAATGTTCGTGCTGACGCTTGGAAAGATTTAATGATTGGTTTCCCTTTTGCCTCTAAATCCATTACTCTTACTGATTCAGAAATTCATTATTTATGTAATACCCCTGAAGAAGACGAGGAGTATTCGATGTTGTGTAATAAAGTTAAGGATGGTACCATTACTCCTGATGAACAACTTCGATTTTCTGTTCTTGATTCACAATGTGAAAGATGAACAGGTGGATTCCATTACGGGGTAGGTCAACCCATGGGTGCCTACTCTTCTTGACCAATAATGGCATTAACTCATCACTTAATAATCCTTTACTCCTCACACTTAGCCGGCCGTAGGCGACCAAAATATGCGGTTCTAGGAGATGATGCGCTTATTTATGAAGAAATTACTTTTCGTAAATATATATGACTCATGAAAGATTTAGGAGTTGAAGTTGCTGTTAATAAAACATTTATCTCTAAGAACTTCTTAGAATTTGCAAAGAGGTTTTATTTGAATGGAGTCGATGTTTCACCTTTTCCTATGGGTGCCTTTGTTGATGCTTTTCTAGATAAGGGTCTTATTGGTAACGCGCTTGATAATGCTCTCTCTAAGGGATGGTTTACCACCCCTAACAAAATTGATTATCCTCTTAATATGTATATGTTTACTTGAATTTATAAGTGTCAAAGGAAAGTTTTCTCAATACCTCCTAAAGATGCAAGGCATTTTGCCGAAGATTGTTTCCGTTTGATTAGAGTTAAATCTTTGATTAGATGGTCACGAGGTAAACAAGAGTGTTTCCGCAAGGCAGATACAACATCTTTACCACTTGGATGACGTCTATCTGAGTTTCCGGATTACCCTTATGTATCAGAAAAGAAGATTAAAGAAGGTGTGAAGTATTACATTTATGCTTTCTTATATGACACTTTGTTAAAGAATCCTCTTCCCGAATGGGATAAAGAGATTCAGAGAGACTGTGTAGACATCTTTACTAAGGAGTCAAGGACATCTTTATACACTGGTTCACAATTATATTTTAATAAGATTGAGATGTCACTACGTTCTGGTGTTCGGAATCTTGCAAGTTTCTTTATGTGAGGTAACCAACGATACTTGTCTGATGTTATGGGCAAGTTAGGTATGACAGACTCTTTATGTGCTGTCTTTATCAAGTATTATTCAAGACTCCGTTATTACACTTTATTTAGAAAGGAGCTGGGTGATGCGTTATCAGAGCCAGATAATATAATTCATATTAATAATAGTGGTTTAAGTTACGGAAATGATATTGATTATGGTTATGGAAACCCATTACCTGGTTATCATTTCATTGTTCCTAGTATGTCTAAGTCACTAGTCAAAGTTGGGTCATCTTTCGATGATCTCTTTATCACTAATAATTCTAAACCTCTAGAAGATTTGTTAGATGAATATTTTGTATTCACAAAGAGTGGTTTACCTGATTTCGGAGAAATCCGGAGTAAGAAAATGACAACTCAGCGTGATGAGAAATATTACAAGACTCTATCAACCTGGTTCGAGCGTGTTGCTCTTGATGAACATGGTCGTTTTAGGATTCCTTCGAATCTTGATATTGTATCATTATTTAAGGCTGAATCAAAGACGGTTAACCGTAGATTCAGGGTAGAGTATAAACCAACTTTTACTCATGATCCATGGGCTAAAGCTAAGCTCCGTCCATGGTTGAGGCATACAATGGAACTATTACCTCAATCTTATGTTTCTAAAGTGAGTGTTTATGTCCTTTCTCAGGAACGTTGATTAACTTCGATGTTAAGGCCTTCACGGAAGGAATCACATATAGTCGATATCCTTTTGGATGAGTCACCAGATGGTCACCATATCCCGTTAAATGAAGGAAGTAATTCCTCACATGAAATATCTACTTCTGTAGAGGGGATGGACATTAAAGAAGTTATAAAGAAGGAGGTCATTGCAGATACTATCTGTTTGTAGTGGGGTCCTCGGCTCACTCAGTTTCTCAGCTACTTCGAGAACACAGCCACGTTTAATGTAGGTATAGTCTACCATATAGTAATGGCAGTATGCAATCGTTATCACTTAGTTAAAGTGTTTTACTTATATGGAGTCCTATTTGTCCTCCATCAAGTTTTATTGTTGTTTAAATTCCTTAATGGTCGGGCCCAGG